CCTGTTGGAGGCATTTTTATTGATTTTTACTGACTTCTAATCACCTTTAAACCTTATTTTATAGGTATTTTGATTATCTTGGATTAGTATTAATTACCAAAGTTGGTGACACTTTTGGTGACACTATATAAATAATAATATATACTATACATGCAGCAATTAATTGACTGACTTGATACACCTATCCATTTAATGTATAGATTTGGATAGGTATTTTTTGTGCAAAAAAATAGCCCACCTATAAAGGTGAGCTGCAAGAATTTTTAAAACAAATAAAAAAACCAAAGGAATTTAAAAAGGAAATCATCTGTAATGTCATTATACTATATTCAATTCTATTCTGTAAACTTACCCCAATAATTTAAACGTGTACCATTTCTATCTTCGCCAGTTGGTAAGTAACCGTATTGCCCGTTGCCTCTAGGTTGTCTAATCCAGACATAACCACCAGAGTGGCAGAAAGCATCGTACTTAACAACTGAATCTTTAGATAGAACTGCGATTTTAGTTGAGTTTGTAGTAGCACCCCAACGTAACACAATTCCTTCGTTAACTGTGATAGTAAATTTGCCACTTTCCTTGAACCACTTAACACCTAAATCATCAGTCCATGAGTCATACTTAACATCATTCTGACTAGGTGCTGGAGTTGGTTTAGGTGCTTCTATTTTTACTTCACTAGGATTGAATAGTTTAATTGCGTTGTCTGTTAGTGTGATAGAACCATCTACTTTATATCCAAGTAGGTTGTCTGTATGTTGCCAGCAATCAACATAGTTAGCACTAGGGAAATAATTAAAGTCTGGCACTCTTGGCCCAGGTTGATCGCCTAGTGGATATGCTGCAAGCCAGAAGAAATCAGCGTACTTGTGAATTTCTTCAAGGTTAAATTCTGGCAGTAGAAACTTGTATGTGTAGAAACCTGTATGATATCCAGCGTTTCTTAATGTTTGTAAGAATACAATCACTGAACTTGTTGGCATGCCTTTAATTTCAGCATCTAAAATAAGTAAAGTTCCTGGTTGAACGTTAGCATAACGCTTAGCATTAGCAATAAAGTAGTTAGCTTCTGCTACTGCTGCACTATCGTTATAGAAACGTCCAAAGTGATAGAATGCAAAACCATTTACTCCACCGCCAGCACTACGGTCAATTAAGCTTCTGATATATGGATTTACATAGTTAGTGTTTTCTGAAATCTTAACAATAGCCTTAGTAGCACCAATATTCTTATAATCTTGAACTGTTAAACTTGCTTGAAAACTAGCTAAATCAATAACTGTTTCTCTATTTGCCATTATTTGCGTCCTCCTCATGTTTTATCTTATATTCATCAGATAACTTATAGATATATTTCTTTAACCATTCTGGTAATGGCAAACCTATCTGTCCCCAATTTTCAATAAATGATACTGCATAGAATAAATTACAAAAAACAATAAATGAGTCTGCTGCACCTGCAAAACCACTTGCTGTAATGATTGGATACACAGACAAGCCAACAAAAAGGACTAATCCATGCTTGATTAGTCCATTAATTCCTTTTGTGCTATTCGTATTTTTTGCAACAATCGATTTAACAAATCCTGTCGCTATATCTGCAATAATCAACCAAATAAATAACCAAATTAATGGATTATCGTACATCCCATGTAAATTATCAAAAATAATTTGATGAAATGGTCTTGGCTGTTCTAACAATCTTATCAACTCTATACCACTCCTTTACTTTCTAACTGCACCAAATGTAATAACGTCTTCCTCAGACCAAATTCCCACTTCATAAACCGCTCTTGCGAATTGTGTTTTCTTCTGCAATAATTCTTCATCAAAAGTACCGTCAGTTTTAGTATTCTTACTACCATAGCATCCAGACCAATCAAATTTATCAGCATCAGTACGAATAGGATTAATCACTAACGTTTTCATTGCAACACTCCTTTATTCCTCCCACCCACCGCTAAATTTAAAACATTAATTTCAATTTTATAAACTTTTGATAAAACTCTCATATCTATTTTTTACAAAATCGTTTCCATCACTATTTAGATGCAAATAGTTATAATACAATGGATTTTTCCTAGAATTTGAGTAAGGTAGAATTCCGATATCCTTTGTATTATCGTAATATGGGATTAGAAAAGCATTACAAATCTCATCAATAATATTTTTGGCTTGCAATGCTCTATCTGTTCTATCGTAAACTAAATGTGGCGTAAAGATAGCTATTTTAGCTTTAGGAAATTTATTTATTAAAATTGATAACATAGAATGATACGCTCCATAGAAAGTACTCTCATCTGAGATAGTGTCCTTAGAACCTAAATCTTCACTAATTTTATTAATATCATTTGTTCCAGCATGAATAAAAATATAGTCTGGATTTGTTCCTACATCTACTTTCTTGACGGATTCAAGTATTCCGCCTGTAACAAAACTTCCTGACACTGCCTTATTAACTAATATCGCATTATTATCATCTGCAATCATTTGCGCCCAATGTCTTTGAGTTTCTACAGAATTCGTGTCTATCATGCTATCTCCGATAGTCAAAATTTTCTTTCTATTCAAAATTGATAATTCTTTTGGCAGAGTAGATGAGGTTATTATCTCAACCCATGATCCAATGAAATTTGTGTCAATATATCTAATCCATCTACGTTGAGTAGTTGTTTGTGTAAATTCCTGAACAATAGCCGTATCTGAACCGCCTTTATTTACTTTTAAATATCCAATTATATTAGAATTTACTGGTGCATCTGTAACTAAATGATCATCATCACGTAACGAATATTCACCCAATTTTCTAACGTCAGAGAGTTTTTTGTATTCATATTTAAAATTATATATAGAATAATACTCATACCCTTGTAACTTCCATTCAGATATCTTTGGTTTAGAACCAGTATCTATATATCTAACCCATGTTTTTTGTTCCACAGTATCAGTTAGTCTTTGAATAATGGCTGTTGGTGACGGTGCGTTCGCCATTATCTCTATTACTCCAGTTCCGGAAAAAGGCACTGGTTCATCATCTGTATGTTCCCAAACAAAATAGATACCTGAAATCGTCATGTTAGAAATCATTGTGTATTCGCCTGGATAACTTCTAGGATTATGAAATTCAGAAATTTTTGCATCTGACATTCCTGCACTCTGATAAACTCCAAAATCTTTCCATTGATTATCTTGCCAAAAATACTTGTGTCCATTATCTACAGTTACCATTACTCCATCAGCACCGTTAGGGTACGTTTTCTGTAACTCTGCTAAATTGTCAAAAACTTTGGTAGGCGCTGCTACAACGTTACCGATATTTTGACCTAAAACTGCATTCGACAACTTATTAGCAAGCTGTGCAATAGGTTCTCTTACGTCTTTACCATATTTCTTAGTGCGAATAGCATTAGCCAGTTCTGTCGGTGTATGATTATCGCCTTTAAACGGTGTTTCGTCTCTATATTCAACTGTCATTTCAGATTTTCCTTTCTTTTTATTATCTACCTCCTTTATCGTGTGGCTATGTTTTCATTTAGTGATTAATAGAATGCATAATCGGCGAAATAATCTGAATTGTCTTGAATTGCATTTTGAATTAAACTCTCATAAGCTGTAGCCATACCGCCATATACTGGGCCTACTGGATGACCGCCAAGCATAGAATTATACCAATTCGATTTAAAGAAATCGTTACTTAATAAATCGACAAAAGGAACATTATAGGCTTTAGCTATATTCCTAATCGCATTCGTAATTTGTGGATAATACTCTACAGTTTGCGACAAGCCAAAACATATAATTTTACTATGTGGAGCTTTAGCCTTAACTTCTGATACTATCCTGGAATAATTGCCATAAAACGTGTCACTATTGTCTCCAATGTTATCTGTAGTTCCTAAATAACTAGATTCTTTTGAGAGAATGGCAGCGTCATTTATCCCTAAACAGATACAGTATAAATCTTGAACATTTGAACTCTTTAAGGTTTTAAGCCCAACATCATCAGTTAGCCATGTTCTAGTGCTTAATCCACCTTTGCTAAATGTTTTGGCGGTAATTCCCCATTTGCGTGCAATTAATTGTGGCCACTGTAATTTAAATACAGATTTCCATGTGCCATCTCTATATAAAGTTCCTACAGAATAGCTATCACCTAATACTCCAAAATTACTAAACATTGATAGAGACACATTATAAGATGCTCCATTTTCCTTGTACCAATCTAATAGTGTCTTTCCATCTGCATCATTACTTACATCTAGTACTTCTTGATACATAATATCTAGAGTAAAAGCAACTCTATCAAAGCCATTTAATGCAAAAGAGTCAGTTTTAATTGTAAAGTATCCATTGTGGCACTCGTACAATCCATAACTTTGTCGAAAAGTAGTTTCATTTGAATTAGAAATATTAGTGGCTTTCGAATTTGTCTTATAAAAAATTATCTTTTGAGTGGCATTCGATGCTTTAAAACTAATTCTAGCTGGCATTTCAGATACACTCATATCAACTGAGATAGTATCAGCTTTTTCACGTAAAAGTGGTTTCTTAGATGACGTATCATAAGCGTAAACCTCTTTTCCGTAACTGGCATATAGCTTTATATTTAAAGCGTTGAGTTTAATCGTATCAGCACTGATAACTTTTCCATTTAATGTATCAATTTGCCCTCTGATAGAATTTCCCAAATTATGATACGTTACTCCGCCTAAACTTGTAGCACCAACCCTTGCATCAGTAACTTCTGTTGGGCTATCGCTTTTAGGCGGTGTTACAATGTTATCTAATCTAGATGAATTAGCTATTGATCTACTATCAGCATTGTAAGCTACATCATATGCTTGCTTAGCAACTGAATTAGGGTCAGTTACGCTTTGCATTGCTAATTGTCCCATCTTTTCTAATGATTGAGCCATTGCGTCACGTGTAGCCATACCATACTTTTTATGTCTAATCGCTTCAGCAATTGTTTTGATATCATTTGATATATAATCTCCTGTCATTGGAGTTTCATCTCTATATGGATTATCCATTAATCTTCCTCCTTATTTTGGAGGCATGAAAACATAACCACAATTCTATGACTATGAGCTATCACAGCCTCCGTTTACTTGCTTAAATTTCGGTTGTTTAGCTACCCCCCCCCCCATTGCGAAAATGAGAGTTAGATCTAATTTAATCATATCGTTTCTCCTTTCTATGCAGGTATCTTATCGAAACGTTTAGAACCATTTGGCCCCCAACCATGCAAGCTAATATCACTTGACCATGTTGAGTTGTTAAAGAATGCTAACAGTTGGTCAAAGCCACTCTTAATATTCCTGTGGCCATCAACTGCATATGCATTGAATGTGCTAGGAACATATTGCAATAACCCTTGCGCTGGTGTTCCTGCCGCCATGTTCTGATCCCAAACTTGTTGCGTTACAGTCTGATTTCCACCAGATTCATTAGCAATTAATGCTTTAATACGATTAACGTCATTATCGCTTATATTAACTTTCATCTTAGCAGCAGCATTTCGAATAACTGGCCCCCAGTCGCCATTGACTGGTTGTGTTGTTCCCATGTTGTTTTTTAATCCATCTTCAATCAACTTTTTAGGATCCAACCAGGTTCCATTGTTACTAAATGCTGAACCTAAAGCAGCATTAAAATCATGTTTAGTAACACCAACGTGCAAATGGTCGGTCGTTCTAATTCCTACAACGTCCCCAACCTTTACATGATCGCCAATGTTAACTCTAATGTCGCTTGCTGAACCAAAAGCTTCTTGATACACGATGTTAAAACCGTCGCCGTTAGTGACAAAATAGTTTCCTAGTCCGTCCATAGCGCCTTTTAGAGTAACTGTTCCATCGTGGATAGCTTTAACTTCTGATCCTGGCCAGTTTACTGAGCCAAAGTCCAAACCGTCATGAAAGCCATTAGGTCTAAACTCACCGCCTGGATTAACACCAAATAATTGAGCGCCATCAAAGCGAATTGTGGCTGGTGGTTTAAATGGCCAGTTCCAAGCTGAACCGCTACTGTCGTTAGATTCTTGTTTGGATAAAATATCATTCCAAAGCTTGATAATCGTCTGCTTGAGTTGATTATTCTCATCAATCAACATGTTATTTTGATGTTTTAAAACCTGTTGTTCTGCTGCTAAGCGTCTTAAATTACGTTCAGTTTGGATATTATCCATGCTGTAATCAACTAAACGCTTGACTTGGTCGCCAACAGTTAATGTTGACTCTAGTGGCTTGTTTAAATTGATTGTTACACCAACCAAGCGTAACCACTCATCTATATTGATTACTGGGTTGATTACGTGATAGTAGTTACCACACTCAAATGAATCAACAGCCAGTCCTAACGGTTGTAAGTCTACTGCGTCTAACTCATAAGCCACACGATAGTTTCGCATAGTCTTAAGATACTCTTGTGCTTTAGCCAGAAGATTTTTAGGTTCCTTGACGTTTTCCCAAGTCTTAGTATTAGATACTCTTCCAATTGCTTTAATCAGTTCAGGGTCTTCAATGTAGTTTTTACCATTATTGACGCTTGATATATTAATTCGTGGTGTTGAAACTTCATTAGTCTTCTCATCATTCTTTTGATCGACTGGAACTTCCTTAGTGGCACCAAATGGATATAACACTGAGCAAATCTTGGAAATATCTGGCTTGGCAGATAAGGTCTTCAAATTCTTGGCCAACTTTATTACTTGCTGACCTTTAACCTTATTATCTCTAGTCCAGGATATGTAATTTCCGTCATCTCGATAGTCAATTGAAAGTTCTCCTCCTAAATCTTCATTTTGCAGAAGATCAGTCTTCATCTCTTCCAGAATGCTAATTCCATCTTCAACATAGCAATATAGATTATTAGTATTGTTAGTAACTGAATTCTCAGCAATCTTAAATTGTTTCTCAGCATCTACTACCTGCTTGTTATGTTCATTAATCAATTCAACAAAAAAGTCAGCTGGTTTCTTATCTACTTTTTCCCAACTCAAAATAGAGTCGTTTAGATAAGCCATAGCTGACTCGCATGTTATTTCTTTGTAGAATGTTCCATCTTCATTGTGCTTAGGATCAACTGCAATTACTCGTCCACGAAAGATGTATTTACCTGATTGAGTAACATCAATATAAGTAGTCCATTCTCTCAACTTAAAATATCCAGTATTGTTTGGATAAATAATAAACGTAAAAGATGATGCAGCACTAACTGTCATAGATACCTTAGCATCGCCCAAAGTATTATTTCTAGTTCCATGAATGACAGTAGTTTCATCGCCATTCCTAATCTTTACTAGATACACTTACAACACTTCCTTATGAAACGAAAACTTGATTGTACCATTGCCAGACAACTTAACATCATTCCAACCGACATTTAACTTAATTTCGGTTTCTGTATAGGTTCCAGCATTTAGAGTGACCTTTTCATTATGTGCTTCAACTGTTGCATTACCAGTCACAATCAACTTAGGCGATACGGCGGTTGAACTAGCATTATATATCCTTTCGGTTGTTTCCTTATTGACTTCAAACTCTAAGAATTGAGCTACATCGTTGTTAAAGTCAAATGAGTCCCACAAATCATCAGCCATATCATCTACTGAAATTTTGTAAGGGTAACAGTTGATTTTAACTTTTAATGTGCCATAGCCAAATGATTGATCTTGTTGCCAGTCTGGGTTGTTTTGCACTTCACCGATGAAATAGTAGAACGGTATAGATGAATCTTCAATCCGGTGTTGAACACCAGGTTCCAGCCAGTTCATCACTTGAGATTTCCAATATTCTAAATCTTCACTATCAAATTTTGTGTGATCTTTAGCTAATAAAAACGTATATTCCAACGTTCGCTCTTCGTACATATCGCCAAAGATTTGAGCGTAATCATAATAAATATTAGAATTTGGAATTTTAATTCTAGCTTTTGTTTTATCTGGAAAACCAATCTCTGCGGTCTGGATATATAATCCAAAGTCTCTAAATGATTGGCTACCGTCAAAACTTAAATATCTAACGTCCACTATATACACCCCTTTGTTCTAAGTTAATGTTGTGAGTTTGTCTATCGTCTACAGTATTAGCGACTAATTTGCCCACACGTTCGCTATCCATAACTATATTTGACGACTTATTCAATATCTTTAATAGAATTTCTGCTAAGTTTCCAAGCCCATCTTCTAAGTTAGCTAAATCAACATTTACATTAGCGTTGTTATTATTAGGGTTTGGATAATAATTTCTGGATAAACTATCAAAAGTATCAATTGCTTTTCTAGCATTAGAAGTTCCTTCTGCAAAATGTGGAATTATACCAGATTGCAAAATTCTTCTAGTATCACTAGCCCGGTAAACTCTTGTATGCATTGGTGCGTCAATTACTACATTACGTCCTTCTGGGATAAAAGTTTCACCAGTTGGAAACTGAACAAGTTCTCGATACAGTGGCCCTTTTTGGTCATTAACAGTCATTAATCCACCAGGGTGGTCAACTGTACCATTTGCTCGCCCTTTACCAGCTGTCTTTTTAACAACGGTTGTTAACACGTGTGTTGCTGGAATAACTGTATTCCATGCTTTTATTGCAGCTATGGCAATATTTGCAGCTTTACTTGCACTATCAGTAGCTTTCAATTTTTTGCTACCTCCAGCAGAAGTACCTGCAAATGCAGATACATTTTGTTTTGCAATTTTAGCTGGTCCACTAGCATGATCTTGAGCGTTAAGTTGCTTAGCTCCACCAGGGTTAGCAGATCTCCATGCGTCTAAAGCATTCTTACCAGCTTGAATATTACCACTGGCTCTATCTTGTGCGATAATCTGCTTTAAAACGCTATAAGGCATACCTTCCCATAATTTGTATTTAGTTAAAATATTCCCTAATTCTGGAGCGCCTTTAGCTGTAACAATTGCTTGTTGTTGTTTAGGTGTTAATTTATTCCACTCTTTCATACCAGCTAAAGATTCTATTACATCTTTAGTACCTTTAGCTGTAACTAAAGCTTCCTTTTGTGGCAAGGTCAAACTATCCCACGCTTCACCTTGTACTAAAGCGTCTACCAACTCTTCCTTGCCTTTAGCGTTAATAATCGCTTCTTGTTGCTTAAGCGTTAAATTATTCCAGTCTCCTGAACTTTGTAAAGCTTCATAAATAGGTTTAGTAGCGTCATTTTTAATTAGCAATTCTTGTTGTTGTAGAGTTAATGAGTTCCATTGACCTATTTCTAATAAGATGTTAGCTAACTCACCCTTATTATCAGCTTTAACGATTGCTTCTTTTTGTTCTAAAGTAAGAGTATTCCATTGGCCAGAATCTTCTAATGCTTTAACGATAGTTTCACTAAATCCATCTTTTAACCAAGCTTTTTGCTCTTTCCAAGACATCTTATCCCATTTGCCATTAGCAATTAAAGCTGTGACTACCATTTGTTCAGCATTAGTACTTAGCTTACCTTCTTTATGTAGCAACTTAATCTGGTTCCATTTGTTTTTAGCATTCACAGCCTCGTTTACTTCTTCTTGAGCGTTTGTCTTTAAATTACCTGTCTTAGGATCAAGAACCAAGTCATTCCATGCTTCAGCTGCATCGTATACTTTCTTTTTCATATCGCTACTGAGTTTAATAACAGTTGCTTCTGTTTTCTTTTGAGCATTTTCAAAAGCATCATATGCACGTTCAGCTTCTTTCATGGTCATACCTGTTCCATCTACCATATCTTCAAGAATAGCTTTACGAGTATAGCCACGAGCTTTTTCAGCATTAATAAAACCAATACCTAATTGGTTTAAAGTATTAATATGTTGATTTTCTAATGCTTCCAGTGCTTTATTCTTTTCTCTAGTAGACAATTCTGTGGAACGCTTAATTTTACCGTAAGCAGTATTATATTTATCAACTTCTTTGTACATCGCGTCAGATGTTGCTTTTACCATGCTCTTTAGTTGATTCTTAGTCATACTATTAGTTTGATTTAACTCAGCTTGCAATACTAATCTTTGTTGACGACTGGTTAAACCAAGTGTTTGAACTTGCTCTTGTGCCATTTTCGTTTGTAGATTAGCAATTTGATTACGCTGATCTTGAGTTAAAGCAACGTTATTATCGCGAGCTTGTTTAGTTATAGCTTGTACTTGTTGATAATACCCTTGAATTTTATTGATATGTTTTTGATTTTCAGCGTCTTCTTTAGCGGCTTCTTCTCGAATGGCTTCTCCTGCTGCGCCACCAATTGAATCAGCAAACTTATCAGCAGAATCTTTTTGTTTCTTAGCAGCGTCTTCAGCTGATTTAGCCATGCCAGCAAATGCTTTTTCAATTTCTTTTCCATTTGATTTAGCACTTGATGCTGTATCACTCAAAGCAACACTAGCAGTTGTTGACCAGTTCTTGAATTTAGTTGCAGCATTATCAGCACTAGCGCCAATATCAGTTCCCCAACGTTGTGTACGTTGAGCAGATTCAATAAGGTTTTTACCCCAAGTTTCATAAGCTACTGCACCTATAGCTACTGCAGCAGTTACCCCACCAATTATTCCGATCATTGGTAATAGACTTCCACCTGCAGCAACTGCACTTGTTCCTAAACTGCTAATTGCACCTTCACCAACAGCTACAGATGATTTCATAGCCAGACTTTTATAAGCAGTGCTTGAAAAGGCAGATTTTAAAATATCAAAAGCTCCGCCACCTAGCTTAGCAGCAGCGCTTGCTCTACCTATTCCACCCGCAACAGTTCCTAAACCTTTAGTTAATCCACCAAGTGCTTTTAGTGGGCCGCCAATTGCCAACGATAAAGGCCCCATAGATAGTCCCAATAATACAAACTTAGCAATTGCACCTTGAACGCTAGGATCTAGGTCACCGAATTTTTGTGCTAACTCAGTTGCTTTTTGAACCATTGGTGTAATTACTGGTAAAACATTCTTGGCCAAAGTCATCCCCAAGTTCATCATATTAGCTTGGAAAATTCTAATTTGGTTTTGTGCAGTTTGCATGTTTTTGCCAGCTAAATTATTTACATAATCTGATGATTGAGCTTTCTTGATTTCCCCAGAAAGTTCTCTCAATCGACTAGAGTCTTTAGCTAACATCATGGCAGCTTGTTGTCCTGTTGTACCAAAAATAGAGTGGAAAATATCAGCTTTTTGTGGATCACTCAAACCTTTCATGTGACTGTTCAACATACCAAAGATTTGAGCCATTGACTTCAAATTACCTTTCTTATCTAGGAAATCAGAAGTCTTGAGATTGATAGATGCTAAAGCTTTAACAGCAGTTCCAGTTGGTGAAGTCAACGAGTTGATAACCTTACGTAAACCAGTACCAGCCTTTTCAGCTTCCAAACCGTTGTTAGACAATACCCCTAAAGCAGCTGCAGTTTCATTTAAACCAAAGCCGGCTTGATGAGCAGTTGAACTAACATAAGACATCGCAATACCAATACTATTAAAGTCAGTAGCTGTAGTATCAGCAGTATATGCCAAAGCATTAGTAGTATCTTTGGTGTTCTTAGTCATTAAGTTAACGTTTTGAATTGCTTTACCGCTCTTATCAACGGTTAATCCAAAACCTTCCATAGTCTGAGATGTAACTTTTAAAACGTCGTTATAATCATCGCCACTAGCAACTGACGCTTGGACTTCACTTGTCATTGCACCTAATGCTTGCTTAGATGAATAACCACGCTTAACCAATTCTTGATAGCCTTTAGCAATTTGATTTTGCGAAATTCCGTATTTGTTGGATAAAGCTTCACCTTGCTTTTGCATCTCGTTAACTCCAGCAGTAGCGCTTGCTACAGACTCGCCGGAAGTAACTAATAAGTTCTTGGTTTTAACCATGGTATCTTGGAACTTAACCAATTCTTGGGTAGCCTTAGCTAGTCCAGCTACAATTGGCGCTGTAAAGAACGTTGCATTTGTCCCAAAAGATAGCAAGCTAGAACCGGTTTTACTTACTCCATTCGAAAAATTAGTTAATCGTTGAGAAACACCTGTCCAACTACTTTCTTGTAAAGCAATCTCTCCACGTAAAGTAGCCATTTGGGCTTTCAACCTTTCGGCTTGAGCAACGGTTTTATTTAATTGATTACTAGCATTAGCAGTTCTAGTTGCTAGTTTATCCGTATCTCCTGCACCAGATGATAACTGATCTTTTAGAGAATTGAAGGTTGCACGTTGTTGTTTAGCTAATGCATTTAAATTCTTCATCTGAGCTTCCATTAATTTATACTTTTGAGCTGCAGATGCTGCATTATTACCAGAACTTTTAAATGCCATATCCTGCGCACGTAAAGCATTAGCCGTAGAACGTATCATACTCTTTAATACACGTTCATTTGTTAAGAATGGATTTATATCTAAACCAACTGTTGCAGCTAAATGTCCTAAATTTCCTGCCATGCAATATCCTCCTTTCTAAAATAAAAATGGAAATACTTCATCAATATATTGTTTCTTAGGTTTATAAATTTCTTCTAGTCTGTCTAAATCATCCCAAGTGAATTCATCGACTTCATGAAATTTATATCCTTCTTGCATACGAGCCTTATAAAAGTCATGGATGTCTTGAATTGTTTTATCAACATCCTTGACTGTTATTTTTTTGACTTTTTTTCGTCACTTTCTTCTGTTCTTTCAACACCTAATGCATCTTCTACTGCTTTATTAATTACATTTACAGTCTTTAAATCTGCACCATTTAGCACATCTTCGGCGGTAAATTGATTTTTCCAGAATCTAACTGCAAAATCGGCAATTCTCTTTTCGCGTTCATCAAGTTGTTCATCAGTGTAGAACGACTTGCCACTATTAACCATCTCAATTTCAATTCGTTGAATCTTCATAGCGTCTGTGATATTAGCTAATGTAGGTGGATAGTTACGCTCAAATTTCTTCTTTTTTTCGTCAACTACAAGTTCGATATCATACATAATTCATTATCCTTTCTCGTTTCACATCTCTCGTCTCTGTTTTTTTAATTCTAAGCTTTAACTGCGTTCAACAAAGTATCCACATCGCTTTGTGATGTTGGAAATACTGCTTTGTGGAATGTATCAAAATCGAAATCTTCGTTATCTTCACGTCCAATTAACAAGATAGTTTCTTCTGCACCACGTGCCACGAAATTACCTACAATTTCTGCTGGATCTGGATCTGGTGCTCCATCTTGTGTTTTACTTGTGGAGTCTGGCAATGAGAACATACCTTTCAACATACCAAACCAAGTGTGCTTACCGTTAGACAATTCTGTTCTAAATAAAGTTGCTACGTAATTAGGTGTAATTCCTTTTGAATATACTTCTACACCTTTTTTTACTTGAATTCCGTATAGATCTTGCTTCATTTTTGAATCAACATCGTAGATGTTAATAGTTTCTTTAGCTTCTGTAATTCCACCAGAAAGCACTAAATATGCAGTATTATCTGCTGCAAGAGTTTTTAAATCATTTGTTAATTCGAGCTTTACTTCTTTCAAGCCGGACACCTTGCGTGTTGTCTGAACTAATTCGTCTGTTACAATCCCATATTCAAAGTTAGATACACCAAATGATGCTACTTTTTTATTATCAGCCATTTCTATCAGCCGTCCTTTCTTTAATACCTGCAAAAACATTTCGAACCATGATACAACCATTGAAATCCGGATCTCTTTCGTGGTTAAAATCCGTTCTTTCAAAATAATGTTGTTTCATGGTTCGATAAATTTCTTCTGCTATTTCTTCTAATCTGTCTACATTTTCTTCTCTTACCCAAAAATCAACCTGTACATTAGGGCGTTCAAATAACCTTTGATTATCAGCATAAACTGCACCATCGCCAAAACCAGTTACTCTTATCCAAGGTGTATTTTCAATCTTGATAAAAGTATCATCTGGTGTGTCGGTAAATATAGGTGCATAATCTAATTTGTTTTGCCTTAATTCAGCTAATTTATCTACTAAATCTTGGTTAGCAGTTAGCCAATCAGCAACTTCAAAATCAATTAAACTCATACTTTCAAAGCCTCAATGAATTCTCGACGTACCTTACCAACAGCTTGTTCACGTGATTTTTCGATAAACCGTTGTGGCTTTTGTTTAACTGTCCCAGAATTAGGGAAGTGAGCGCGCCAACCAGTTTCTTTATCGTATCCGACATCTTGTTGGAATACACCAGTTGAAGATTTCAAGTTACTTTTTTTAGTATGATCTCTTAAATGCTCTCCATCAGTTGAACTGACTGGAGTATTTGAAACTAATACTTCTCTAAAAGCTTCAGTGCCATTTCTGACTGCTTTTCTAGAATTTTTTTCAACATATCGCTTATGCTTTAACAAGTTGGCCAATATTTCTTCTTCACCTGTAACACTCATCAATTAATCACCTGCCCTGTAACTTTAGTAAGGTCTTTATTCTGATAATCTGGATCTATTCCAGTTATTTCATAACGTTTACCACGCCATTTAATCCGCCATTCAGGTTGAATTTCTTTTTGTTGCTTATAAGCAATCAAAAATACGGGAGTTTCTTTTCTAAAGCCCATCTCAGAAGGTGCCTTAACAGTCTCACGTACTGTTAATTTTGAGACTTCGCACCAACAAGAAAACTCATCTTGTTCCTTGTTCGCTATCTGTCGGTGAGTTTTCGGATCTATCCCCGAACTGATCGAGTAAAAGGTTATTCTCTCCGTCATCGTCGATAGTCTCATGCATATACTCACTCCTTAATTGATTGATAATTGAACTCAATCCTGTTAACAACTCAAATCGATAGTTTGTAGATGTTAAGCCACGTTGAGTATATTCTTCGGCAACTTGTTTCATGACAGCTACAAAAAAGCGACTGTCGTATTTGTCTTCAGACACTAGGAAAGTATCTGCAGTTCCATTTTCGACAATCGCTTTAGCAATTTCATCGCTTGCTCCATCTATGATGATATGTAGCAAGTCATCATCATAATCTTGGTCTATTTTGCAATAATTTTTAATCGTTGCAAATTGTTCGTCCGTTAACTTCATATCATTCCACCAACCCTAGTAAAGCGTCTTTATTAGCACTTGATGGATAGCTTATTTTTTTCTTATCTAAGTAAGCTTTAATCTCCGCTACTGTATTCGCGGAAGTTGGTTTAACGTCCGCTTGTACATCGGACACCGCTATTTTAACGCGTTAACTGTTACGAAGTAGCCGGCACTCTTATCAGCTGCTTTTGTTCCAAAACGTGTTACCACTTGTAAGTATTGACCATAAATTTCGTTGTCTACCCAACGTACTTGAATATCTTTGCGGTTTGCGTATAACACAGCGCGTGCTAAATCACCAACAAATGCATGCATTTCGCCACTAGCACCTAATAAAGTATCTTCTACAACGTGAACATTAACACCTAATAATGTTGCTGGAGAACTTTCTGTGATAGGTGCATGCAATAAGTATTGACCGTTGCCATCTTTCAATGTGTCCAACCATTGATAGAATGATTGGGAACATACAATTGTACGTCCGTATGCTGGATCTAAATCAACATTTAAGATATGTTTCAAATCATCTAATGTTTTGGCTTCTTTAGCAGTAAATCCTTTTAATACTGTAGAAATAGCTGTGTTAGTAGTGTTGATTTTTTGTTCGTTTGCATTCTTAGCAACGATACCAACCAAATCAACTGCAGAATCGTCAATGCTTTCTTGAGATAAAGGAATAGCACCACGATATGTATTTACTTTCCAATCTACTTCTTCGAATTCTGGTTTAGCTAAATCTGGGTTTTGCGCTAATTCTTCAACAGTATGCAATGCAGATGTAGCTTTCTTTAAAATTGGGTATTTACCAGATGCTGTTGTAGCTGTAAATTGAGTAACAAGTTGGGATAAGTCGGTTACTGTTTTTACTTCATTTTCTGGATTGTATACGATACTTTCTGGAATCGTTACTGCAGCATCTGTTGTCTTTAATCCAGCACTTGCTGCATCGCGTGTGTGCAAGTAAACATTAAGTGCTTCACGTTCATTTACACCATCATTACCATCATCGCCGTTAGAACGAGAACCGCCTGTTAACTCCTTTAACATTGCGATAGTTTCTTCATTACTACGGATTTCTCCCTCTAATTCTTTAGACTTGCTACGTAATTTCTTAGCTTTATCTAAATCATCTTTTACAGCATCTTCTTTAGTCAAAAGTGTACGAGCTTGCACGGTATTATCTTCAACTTGACTGCGAAGTTTTTTGTTTTTATCTAATAATTCTCGAATACGTTCTTTGATATTCATGAAATCTCCTTCTTTCTATAAATCTCTTAATAATTGTTCTCTTTCGAGTTCTAATAGCATTTTTTCTCGTAAAGGCTCTAATTCTCTACTCTCTTTTTCTGCTTGTTTTTTCTTAAGCATATCTAGCGAGCGTTGCCCAACAGTTGCTTCTGTATCTGGATAAGCTGGAGTAGTAACGACAGATACATCATAAATTTTGTCAATTTGACGAATTTCACGATAATAATCAACTCCATCTTGATCTGCATCGCGCCACTCTTGAGCATCATCACTTTCTGGAATAGTAAAAGCAAAACTGCATTGATTAATAACGCCTGAACGAATATTGGCCATTAAATCTTTAGCATAGCTGGTGTCTGTAGGTTTAACTCTGAACTTCAAACCGATATTGTCTACAGTTAAATCTAAATTAACATTAGATCTGCCTAAAACTTGATTATTATCATGGTTAAAGGTTGCTACTACATTTGACATATCAGCATTATCCAAAGCGTGTTCATCAATTCTTTCAATGAATCTGACCCAACCACCTAATACGCTAGAATCACGATTGAACTTCAAAGCATATCCTTCGATTACTTCTTCCGGATCGCTTTCTGTTCCTTCTGTTCGCAACTCAATTTTAGTTGTTACTTGCCTGATTTCCTTGTCCATCTTCCTCACCACCTTTCAAGCGATTATCCTTGTTTTGCATATTCTTTTGATACTCTTCTTTTTGATCCAAAAATACTGTATTAAGCGTTGATTGAAACCTTTCTAAATCTGGTTCATCTGAATACTCTAGCCCAATTAGATATCTAGCTTCATTAGGTGTAATCATCGTTCCGTTTGATGCAGCAACTGCTTCTGTAACGGTCAAACCAGTCTCTTTTCTGGTATCAAATTCCACTCTCAATAACCTTTTATCTTCTGGATTTAACATTTTATTTCCAATATCACTAGCAATAGGATTGAAATAATAAGGCAAATCTGAACGGATAAAATCTTCATTCAATTGTTTAATTGATTGATTTGGGCTATTAATAGCTAACTTGTAAGCTGGAATATGCAATGCTTTAGCAATCTGTGATGTTGAGTAATTATTTGAATTGATCAACTGTAAAACATTCGTATCAACTTCAATTGGCGAATACTCTGTATTGCTATCTATAACAATCGGACTGCCAGTTGTTGCTCCACGTTGTGCATACTCAAATTCTTCTCGCATTTTTCTTCGAGCTTCTTTATTAAGCTTACCTTTTGCTTTTAAAAGTCCGCCTTTCATACCTGATTTAAAGAAACGTCTCAAAGTGGCTATCCCATCTTCTTGTAATCCAATTTCATCTTTTAGCGACAACAGCGGTGAGCGTCCATGAATACCGTCATAGGTAAAAAACATAAAATGGATAACATTGTCGATTGGTTCAACGATTTCTTTACCGTTAATCGGTGTAAAGTGATACTTAACATTAGTAACATCACTATCATCAATCGATACTTGAGATGTTGGATAATACTCAATATCAAGTGGCTTGTTATCTTTAGGATCACGTACAATTCTAGAGAACCCATCGCCAGTCAAAATTGCGTTAACTGTCATGACAAACTTCCAATGATAAGCGTTCATTGTTCCATTGGGGGACTTATTAATTAAATAGTCCATCTCTTCGGGGGTCTTATTACGATTTTGCTTATCCAAAGCCACAATTGGAAATCTGGCCACATTAGATGCGATATGTGATACAGCTGTTAAAATATCAGAATTTTTTAAGGCAGAAATTCCTATATAATTGCCAGAATTATTCCAGCTTGGTAATGTTCCTTGCGTTAGATAATCACTAGCCCAATCTCTTTTTTCAAATTTAAATAACACCTATATCACCACCCTCGAAAATAAGAAATAATTGCCATAACAAACAATTCAACTGAAATAATCAGAAAGCCAATTTTAAAACTAAACAAAAAGCCTGTATATGCTAAGCAAATACAAGCCAAAATAAATATAATAACTGGTTCATTATCCTGTAGAAATTTCACTCTATCACCACCTAAAAGCCAAAATCGCTATTCAAGATATCTTCACTGGTTAAATAGTTATCGATATCTTCTCTAAAACATACTGCATACGCGTCTAGCAATGCATCCAAAGCGTCAATTTTGTTAGCATACTTATTTTTATCAATACGTACACCATTGTTATCAGATTTAAGCACTGCATTAGCAATTGCTCCACTTAGGATTTCGTTGTTTGGATGCTTAATTCTGTGGTCTAAAACATCATCTCTGAATTGCTTAGTTGGCATTGATAAAGTTAGCGTTCCTTGTCTAATCGAAATTTGTTCCCATTCAGGATGGTTTTTTTCGATTTGTGTTAGCAACGAACCATATTGAGCTGGGTCAAAACAAATTCCTTGAACATCTAAATCGTTTTGAGTGATAAAATCATCTAGCCATTGATAGACACGCTCAACATCAATAATTCCACTCTCTAATTCAGTAATTTCACACTGGCCTAAATCCTGAAGTCTTCGATAGTCTAATCTATCAGCTTTAATTTTAGCGTCTAAACCATACTTAGTAGCCACAAAAGCATATGAATTAGCATACCAATATCCTTCTTGTGGAATTAACCAAGATATCGCATATAAGTCAGAAGATTTACCAACGTCAATACCAAACCATACTCTTTGGCCAGTAATATCAATTGGTTCAATCTCTGCTTCTTCCCATGTTTCTACATCCATGTATGAATCTTCTTCTGCTTGACGCCACATGTTAAAGTTCTTTACTAAAACTGCATTTTTCGTGCCTTTCTCTTTAGCTTCAGTCCATCGCTTTTGCAAATATCCATTAACTTGATCATTTAAAGCGTCAACAGCCAAAATAGGATTTGATTTAATCCAATTTTTAGGATCTTCAACTTCATCTACACTATCTTGTTCAGCAATGTAAGCAAAGTAAGTATCGTCAACGATGTCGCCTTTTAAAACTTTAGTTGCATATGGATATTCAACTGTGTGCATCGGCGCGTTTAAATCAAAGCCAGCTGTTGAGATGATCATAATCATTGAATTATCTAGTAAGGCTTGGCCAGACTCTAAAAGTTCCATCATTTCAGTTGTTTTACTTGCTGCATATTCATCTAGAATACCAATGTGTGGTTCGAAACCATCGACAGTGCCTGTATCTTTAGATAATGCTCGAACATAAGAATAATCATCTAAGTTTCTAATCTCATCGCGAACTACCTTAGTTCCACGCTTAGTATCGCCATCTCTAGATCTTAATGAATTCAAACGTTTCTTAATCATCGTAAATACGATATTAGCCTGCTTTTTATCATTAGCTGTACAGAAAATCTGTCTAGAAAATGCAGGAGAATTACCTAATAAAAACTCATATAATGCTACACCAGAAATAAGAATTGATTTACCGTTTTTTCTGGCCATAGATAACATACCTTTTCTAAATCTACGTTTAGAATTGTCATCTTTTCGCCACCAACCATACATATTGCCAATGATAAATCTTTGAAAGTCTGCCAATGGATAAGCTTGCATTGTTTTAGGATCTGGCAAAATTTCCATAAATCCTATAACTTTGTTTGCTCGTTCATTGTCAAAATAATATTCAAAATCATCATCTTCTTGTCGTTCCAAGTCATTGATAAATCTTTTAGCAGCTAAAATAACTTTTTTCCCAGCTAAAATCTCACCGCTAATGACTTTTTCAGCATAATCTTTAACATAATTCATGACGACATACCATATCTTTCTTTTAAGCTTTTTGGCTTGTCATCTTCCTTTTCTGGCATATTCATTTGCATACGTGAATTTACATTTAAACCTAAATCAGATGCTAAACCTTTGATGTTTCTAGTTGCCTTATCAAGTGTAGAAACAAAAGAACTGATCTCATCTGGATCAGTTTCTTCTTTTAGCTTTATGAGTGTATTTTTATAAACGCTATACCAAGTGCAATATAGTTCTAATTCTGTACGGTCTAAATTCCGTAAAGGTAGTTTTCCTAGAGTGTCTACAATTCTTCGATATTCAGCTTTGGCCACTGAATCTAAATGACGTGGAGGTGTTTTTTGCAATTCCGGCAAACCATCTTTGGCCAGAAATTCAGCTTTATATTTAGCTTCTTGCTCCACCATTCTAAGGTGACCAGTTGAATTTCTTAACAGTTTTTGTTTCCTTGCCAAGGTATCACCTCCGTGCTATGATGAAATTAAAAGAAATCGCATAACTCTGGGCTTTGTTCAAAGTCCCAGGGTTATTTTTTTTGTCCCAAAATTCAAAAATTGTTGGAATTTTTCATACAGAAGGGAGCATGCCCGTTCAAAAGCCCTGTCTGAAGGTAGCCCCGTTGTTATTGTTGGGGGACTTTTAGGTGTTTCCAGCCGGTCAAATCGTATGAATTTAATTTATTTTTTATTTTATAAAAATTAAAATTATTTTTTTTACAAAATATTTTACTTTTTTCTTCCAAAGTATCAATAAAGATCTTATTTATATCATGATAGTTGGATAATAGATTAATAATATTATCATCTGGATATGTGCGAGTAATCCAAACATTATTATAATTAGTATCATCCTTAAGCAGCCTTAAAACTTGACTCATAAACAAGTCTATATAATACGTTGTATCTTTATTATGTTTATATAATTCTAATCCAGTTAATGCATGCATCAAGTTATTAAAATCTAATATCAAATCATTATTTGTTTTATGTTTATTTATATAATTAAGTTTATCTTCAGAAGGCAAACCAACAATAATATTAATAATCATATATCTTTTAACCTTTCTTTTTCGATGCTGTTTTTCCTTCCAAGTTTTCAGATCATGACAACGGCGGCAAAGCGTTTCTAGATTGTCCGCATCCGTTCGATGGTTCCAGTCTGTTAATGATGGTATTATGTGATCTACTATATTACCAGCAGCACCGCACATTTGACATATATATAAATCGCGTTCGAGTACTTCCGCGCGTATTTGCTTCCACTCTTTAGAGTGATAAAAATCTAGATAAGCTTTTTTAGTGATCGCGCGACGTTGGTTATATGTGCGGTCGTTATCAGTTCGCACACGCTTGTTATAAGGTTGTTTAGAAGGCTTTCCGCCTTGCATAGTCAATTTTGTAACAGCCATACTAAAACCCCTTAGAATTAAAAAAAGCAACTAAAATAAATTAGTTGCTTCCTTTATTATATGTTTTCTTATTTAATATAATAACATTTTAATAGTTGTATAAAGTCTTATGTTATTCTTTTTATTTCCTAAATCTTCCTAAATTTTATTAAACCAAAGCAAAATAAAAAGGTTAAAGCTAGTTAAAGCCTTAACCTTTTAACGTTGTTAATCTGTCATCTATCATAAATTTTAAATTTTCTAGATCTTCTATATAATCGTTTTGCCGTTCGTTCCGCCTTCTAATTAGTTCACTTTTAGGAAGTATGAAACTTTTAGCAGCATTACGCGCGTTAGTGTATTTTTGACGTTCCGGGTTCGCGGTGGTGTATGTTGTATACTTTCCCATTTAATCCGCCTCCCTTGCTATTTATATAGCTTCATTGTTTAACGTGATCAAGTAATAATTATTGTAATAACAATCTGTTAAACGTTCCATAATTTCAAGGTTTAATAAATTTTCTTGGAAATCAGAAACCAAATCTATTTTTTCTTTAAGATCATTTGATTTTCTAGCAATTTTTATTTCATAAATTACATCTTCTAAGTCAGACCCTAAGGCGTTTTTATAATCAATATCCGCCAAAGAATCCGCCAAAGTGTTTATATATTTATCTAGATCATCGCTATAATTTAACCATTTTATAAAACCAAATCGCAGTGCGACCAGCTCCAAACAAAAATATAAATTATCATCTTTAATATTTACATTTTCATCATCAACAAAACGGCGCACATTTCTCGCATCCGCTTTTGTAATACCGCGGTACCCTTCCGCAGCCATCCTAAAGAATCCAGCAACAACCGCCAAACGCTGGTTATTATTCATTTTTTCGGTAAAAACCTTTTGCAATTCTTTTCTCATCATTTTTTAAACCCCCGTATTTATTATTTCTTCTAACTCTTCCGTGATGCTGTCGTCAGCAGCATCGAAGATATACAAACTTCCGTTAATCTCAACGGATACGGCCAATTGTTCCGCATCAATCAGAACAATTTCCGCCGCCTTTGCAATTGTTTCAACGTCAATGACTTCAGTATTTGAAACAATTTTTAAATTTTCATCATGGTAGACTTTCCCATCATCTAACCAATACCCAGAAACTTCTAAAATAGAAGTTCCCCCGAAGTTTAAACAAAATAATTCATTTATTTTGTTTATTATTTTATTTGTCTTTCTTCCATCGTTTGTTTTTTTTGGAACTACGATGGCAACTTGATTTTGTAATTTAATCATTAAAATCCTCCTATTTTTTATACCGTTACGGTATAAAAAGCGAGTATTTTTTGTAAAAAAGTTCAAAAAAAATAAAAGTTACCTATTATAGTAACTTTTACAATTCTTTTAATTTGTCCTCTATTAATTGCTTTAATTCTAATAGATCCGCCTTATAATCTGAAGTATCGCGCCATTTAATAGCTTCCGCCGCTTTTGTCCCTTCCGCTGCTGCTATAAAGCTTCTAGCTTGCCGCCTTAAAGTCATGTATGTTGTTTGTTGTGGATGCTTTGCATCGTATTTTCTATTAGCTTTCAATTGTGCTTTTGATACAGCCATTTTATAACCTCCTATTATATAACTATCCTAATTTAATTTTACTTTGATTTTACAACAGTTGTACCTTCTAATTTTTTAAAAAAAGTATGGTACAACTGTTGTATTTTGCATCTAAAATATATATAGATACTTGATTACAAATTTAAAAGCCTTCTAGATCCAGTAAATAAAATATCTAATGTATTTTATGGATCACGTCAAACAGTTTCAAATTTCAAACTAAAGTTTTTCAAGGCTCGCACTTATTGCAGGTTTTGAAAAAGATTGTTTGAGACTGGGGGGGTGGTGGAGAGTTGACGAAAAAATTTTTTCGAGTTTCACTCTTCTGGCTTTCTTGCTAGAGATTGTTTGAGATTGGGGAGTGGCACAGTGGCCACTGTCAAAAGATAGATTGCTGAACTCGATTTGAGTTTAGTTGTCTATCTTTTTTATTTTGGGGTAGTGGCATACGTCAGATGCAAGTACTTTTGTTTGTTGCAGTTTCCCAATAAATTCTCGGTTTTTGTTTTTCTCTAGCAAATAGTAATCAAGTTTCTTTATTTGCTTTAAACATTTTCTTTTGATTCATCAACAGATTCATCAACAACAAATCAGCTTAATTTCATCTAATCAAAAACATCTTTTTGATACCATTATTTTCTTGGCCAAAACGATAAAATTAAGGTTCTTCTCAGGCGCATTCTAAGCATGAGTTCGTTGAGTAACCTGTACAATTGCCTTAATTAACGCTTAAAATTAACGTTCAATTTAGCCCTTTTTCATTATTAACTCTAGCATATTTTGATGATTTTATTTTTTTAACCATGCTGTTGTTCAAATATTATTTTGAATAGACATGCTATAATAAAAGCATGCATCCTCCTAAGAGTTTGCGGGAAATGAAATTACGATCAGACATACTTCTTTGTGCTACGCCGGTTGTTAATTGATTAATTTATGAATAAGCCTATATTCTATTATATAACATCCGATTAGAAGTTGGGGAGGATATTTTTTACCCCCCCCTCCAGTTTTGGGTTCTTTGTCAAAAA